TTCTTCCATTCTAATCTTACCAAGTTTATTTAAGTCGGCAGCTTTGTAATTATGTTTGGTCATAAGTCTAGTCATGGCCATTACTGATACAAATGGTATATCACCACCATATAATTTTTCTAATGCGTTCTTGTCTTTATCAAACTTGGTAAACATTGCACCTAATTTGTTTGCATTGTCAATAGAAATCTTCTTACCTCTTAAAGGTTCGTATTGTTTCTGTAACTGTTTAATTTGACTATCTGAAAAACTTTCTTCTAGTTCTTCATTTGCATTATCTGGATTGTACTCCATGTAATCTGAAACTGAATTGATATAGTCTTTTGCTTTTGTAATCTTAGATTGCACCCATGCTTCTAGTTGTGCATCATCTGTTTTACCTTGTAAGATAGAAGATAACTTTAATGCTTTATCAGATATAGCTTCTAGTTCTCCACGAGCCATAGAAATCTCATGGTCGGCAGCCTCTTTAATTCTTACATAAAATCTGTTATTAAACGGAGATTGGTATACATCTGCATCTTTGCCCATTTCTTTATTAGCCTTGTCGGCCATTTTCTGTGCCAATGCTCTGTTTGGTAAAGCGTTACCTAATACCTTAACACCGTTTTTTAATTTGCTTACTTCTTTTTCAGTCAGCGCTACTTGTTGCATCGCCTCTGTGAATGTTTGTCTATATCTGCTCATTTTAGTTGTCTACCTTTGCTCCCGCTCTCCATTGATAACACGACCAGTATCTAGCTTTCCATTTAGGACCTGGATTATCACAATTATGCCTAGCTCTAAAAGACTTTCTTCGAGCTGGGTTATCTCTCTTAATACTTAATCCAGTTGTATCGCCGAATGACACTTTAACAATATTGCCTTGGTCATTCTTAACATAAACATAAAACTTCTTACTGCCACCTCTAATCGGGTCGTTTAATTTAACTTTCTTACCTTGATACTCAGCCTCTTGTAAACCCTCAAGCTCGTGCTCAAAGATACACTCTTCACATGCTTCATCAATATTTTCGAATTCTTTAAATGTTTTCATTATAGTTTCTCTATCATCTTAGAAACGACATCCTCTAATCTAGTTCGCCATTCCTCTTTGTATCGTTCCCTATATTTATCAATTGTTTCAGCTGAAGAAGCCCATTCTTTTATATCTTTTTTGCCAATAGATTTAGGGTCGTTAGGTGTGCCTCTTAATTTAGCATCTACTGGTGCTACATCTGGCGTTTCACCTGGTGTCATTTCTTTTGTATGATTAGCATAATCATGCCCAATTTCATAGGACTCAGGTACAAAACCCTCTACTTTTTGTGCATCTTCTATACTCATCTCTTCAGGTACACAATTTGGTACCATCTTATCACCTTTTTTCTTCATGCCTACTTTTTTATAACCTACCCAACAAGCATCTTGTAAATCTCTCTTAAACTCACCAAACATTTTCTTATACTTTGTTGTATGAATACTTGGTTTAGTCTTAGCATCTTTATCGCCTGGTGCTGGTTTATTATCGTTCTTTGTAGTATCTTTATTCTTAAAGTAGTCTGCTCTTTTGTCTTTAGTATCTTTCTTTAAGTCTTTGTAATACTTTTTAGGTTGTGTACCTTTTTTCTTTTTGACATCTCTATCCTGTGGTTGAGCATCCATATCTTCTTGTACATCTGATACTGCTTCAAAACCATAGTCAACATCTAAGTTATATTCTCTCACTTGTGCCTCCCTATCGCTGGCTTCTGGAATGCAATCCCAAATCCACGCTTTATGCAAATTGTTTTTGTTATCTTCTACAACAATATAATTAGTACCTTTTCTCACAATCTTACCTTCAATATTTTCTTTGATATACTTTACAGTATCGCCGATATTAAATATCTGTTCTCTGATATAGAGGTCTCTAATTTGTTGTTGTTCGAATTCATTTAAACTAGCAATTGGTTTCTGAGCAAGACCGATATGTGCGGCTGCACCACCGAATGAGGCAGCTAGTTTCATACCTCTTCTTACTTGTTTCATAATAGTTGTTGCATCTGCATTTCCTGGTAAACCTTTTTTGAAACTTGCAAGGTCACCTTTGGCAGCTGCAGCTCTCATCTTAGAAGCACTCATACCTGTGGCACCCTCAGCATCGGGGTCCCTTTCACCGGCAGATACAACTTTAATACTTTGAAAATCATATAGACCATGTCTTGATTTTACACCATTATATTTCTTTAAAATAGTGTCGAATTCTCTTACTCTATCTGAACCTGCAACCATAGTTACATCTGTATAACCTTTATTGTGTAGGTCAGTTGCAAGGTCAAGTACCATATTAGTAGGATTAATTTGAATATTTCTAGCATGACTAGGAAATAACTTCTTCATAATCGTTAACTTATCTCTAGGAGATAGTGGATTCTTTTTAGGATCCTCACTTCTACTTAGAAAGATTTTGTAATCATTTGTAGGTTGTGACTTGACTTTACTAATAAGTTTTTCGTGACCAATTGTAGGTGGATTAAAACGACCAAATGCAAACGCAACAGACTTCTTAGTTGCCTCATGCATTTCTAAATCTTGTACTTCTTTATCAGTTACAATACCATCTTCTAAAATCTTTTTACACTTCTTGTAGAATTTTAGATAGTGATACTTCTCTAACATCTTATAGATAACATTTTTTGGTAGTCTATTCTTAACACCGTAATCTCTAATTTCATCTGGTGCCATATCTGTGTCAAATGCTTTTCTTCTTTCTGCATCAACACCGTCACCAATTCTAATGATAACTCGTAAGTCATCTTCGATTTCTTCTAACTTATCTTTAATTTTATCTTGTAAGTTTAGAACATCGTTTGATGATAAATCTTTTAATTCATTGTAGTCAATGATATCTCTTGTTAATTCACCTTTAACTACATCAAGTTCTTGGACTTTTCTAGTAAACTGACCAATGTACATGTCAACATCAAATACAAAATCTTCTGGTCTTTTTACAAACACATCTCTTTCAATATCAAAAACGGCATCTGCCTTTCTGTTTTGGTCATCGTAAGTTGCTTTGTCTGTAATAAAATAATAGTTAATTGGATGTTCTGTACCAGGTATTACTTTACCTTGAATGTTATCAGGATTTGAGGCAGACAAATACTTCTTAGAAAGTCTAACTCTTTCGTCTTCTCTTTGACCTAATGGTACATCAAACAATACATTGATATCTAAATCTGCATCATTTCTATATCGTTTAGTTAAAATAGAACCAATTAAAGAATACTGTAGTACAGGATATTCACTCTCAAATACCTTTAACTGTTTCTCTATCTGTGCCTTAACACTTGGTTTAATTTTAGGGTCATTGGTATCTGCATCATTGAATACAGCCGGTGCATATGTCCGTCTTGGTATATCAATAATACTTTCTATGACTTCTCTAAACTTTTTCATTTTCTTCTCTTGTTCCTTAGTTCAGTAGCAATCCATCTTTTAGCTGTATAAGATTTGATTGGATTGTTAAGCATTCTGTTAACTGCTTTACTTACTTTGGTCATTGTTTGTGTTGTTAATTCTTTATCTGATATATTGTTATCAATAATTACCATGTTACTAGGACCAAATAGGTTTTGAAACTTACCAATATTTGATTGTACATCATTCCAACTTCTAGTTACAATATATTCTGGTATTGTTCTACTTCTCATTTGATTTCTTTGCAAGGCAACATCTAAAGATGTGTTAACAAATATCATATGTGCATCGTAACCTAATTCTTTCAATGCTCTTACTTGATATGAAATCTTATCGAAATCTCTACCAGTACCATCAACTACTAAACCTAAACGACCCGCTAATGCTAAGTCTAACATATTACTAGTTGTTGCCTTTGCTCTGGCACGAACCATATCTCTAGCATCTGCTTCACTATCAGGCATTTTCAATGACAGACCTGCCTTTTTAATACCTCTTTCAAATGCATTATCTGAATTTATAACTTTTAAACCTGAACCAGCAAATGCACTACCTGTTACAAATGATTTACCAGAACCTGGACCACCAGCTAAAAAGAAAGCCTTAAAGATGTTCTTATCATAAACACCCTCTGTTAAGTCTTGATATCTTATCTGGTCAAATGTCTTCATTTCTTTACCTTGTTTATTATTTCTTTAGCAATACTTTCAGGCGTATCACCATATGCTTTAATATTTATTATTTCTTTCTTATAATACTGCAATAAAGGTCTAGTTTCTTTTTCGTAAGTCGCCAATCTCTTTTTAATAATATCTGGTTTGTCGTCTTCTCTACCTCTTGCTGTCAATCTTTTTATAATTTCTTCTTCTGGTATAACAAGATTTATTACATAGTCATACTCAATACCTTGTTCTTCCATCATCTTTGCTTGTTCAACACTTCTAGGAAAACCATCAAAGATATAACCTTTTTGTGCATCTGGTTTTTCTAATCTTTGTTTTACTATCTTAATTGTCAAAGGTGTTGGTGCAAATTTACCTTGGTCTAATAATCTTTTTACTTCTTTACCATCCGGTGTATTTGTTTTTGAGATTGCTCGTAACATTTCACCTGTATAAATGTGTGGTATATTTAATTCTTTCTTAATAATATCTGAATAGGTAGATTTACCAGAACCAGGACCACCTATCATAATGATTTTAGGTCCGTTTATTGCCTCAAAATAGAAGTGTTTAAATGTCTTCATTAATTCCAACCCTTTGGCATAGTAAAGTTTTGCCTACTAAATTCTAATCTATCTACAAATTTAACTGCACCTGCTGTACTGTTGATTGCAACATAACCCTCTGGTGCCGTTACTCTGTAACCATTTTTTGTTCGTAAGAAGTGACCAATAGACTTAATCTGGTTCATCTTCTGTAGTAAAGTACCTTTTGCAATACCTAATGTAATGTGTGAGGCAATAGCAAAGTATAATGCTGATTGATTTCGGTCAATAATTTGTAAACCTTTTTTCAAAGCAACTTTGTATTTTTCTTTTCCTCGTTCTGTTTTCTTACTATCAATTTCTTGTTGTAAGTAATTCTGGAAGTAATCTCTAAACTGTGCTTGCATGATTTTAACTTTAGCCATGCTTGAATTTGAATTTCTAATGTATGAGTTAAAGTATGTTTTTAATCTGTAACCTACAGATAGTTCATCGTTGATATTACCACTCATCAAATCTAAAATTGGTTTTGCTTTTGATAATGAACCTTGTGCCATTCTAAGTTGTGCATCAAACTTAGCTAACTCTGCTTGAGTGAATGTTGAAGTACCTGAAGTGTCTTGGTACTTTGCACTTGCCAACCATATATTTTTATTTGTAGAACCTGTTACTGAACCAAAACTAGCAGCTAAACTTGCCATAGTTTTACCATTGTATTGTGTATGAAACACGATACCCATTTTGGCAGCTGCAATCTTTTTACCAACTGCACTATTTTTTGGCATAGCATATGTGATTGTATTTGGTGTAAAAGAAATCATTGGTTCACCGTCTATAGTGATATTCTTTTTGTCATCACCTGTGAACAATAGGTCACCTTGTAAGATGCCTTTGATGTTTAATTTAGATAGATAAGCAAGACATACTTTTAATTTTTGTGCAACAACACCACCATGGTTACTATCAATATCTCTATTGGTATAGTTTATCTTAGGTGTTTTATTGAATACTGATTTTGTGCCGACAAAGAATTTGCCGTTTTCTGGATTGATACCACAGATAATAGCAGGCGCACCGTCCCATTTAACCGTAATATTGACCTTACTTCTGGCAGAACCAGCAAGCATATCTCTTACAGTCATTAGGAAGTTTAACGCATTATCGCCACCTTGTGAACCACGGTTGATGATATCATCTTCCAGATGTTCTAGGTGTGTATTCGTATCTTGTGTTTGAAACCCTTTAAAACTAAACATTTGCCTCTCTCATTTTTGTCCATTATACTATAAAAGTTGAGGTTTGGCAAGCCCTCTCAGTCAATCCATTAACAAATCCACTACTATTTATAAGTTAATGGTCGTTTAGTCCATTATATTTTACGGCCAGGTTGAAGAATTGACCTAGTTTATGTTGAACACCGACCTTATTTGACCTTACAGCCATGTTCATGGTAGCAATTTTCTTACTACCTTGATATAAACAGAATGAAAAGTTCTGTTTTGAGGTGGTGGAAATCTCTACTTTTACACTAGTTGCCTTTGATAGGTAAGCATTCAATCTGTTACCATCCTTTACTTCTCTGTATGTGTCGTTAACTGCCTTGATAATAGTAACTGGTACATCTGATTGTTTTAATATCTGAGCACGACACCAATCTGCAAATTTATGGTAATCTTGTACCATTAAATCTGAAAGCTCTTCACGAATACAATATAGACCTTTGTCATATAGTTCTTCATATTTTTTTAGATTATCTCTTTCAAATTGTTCTAATACATCTAGTGTTTTATTTCTTTCAGCACCCTCATCATAGTTAGATGCTGTAATATCAATCTCATTGTAAACTTCTTTTAATAGTTTCTTTCTTAGTTTGATAGATTTGGTATTACCTCTATCAAAAAATTCATAGATTGGTTTTACATATGTGTTTAGCAATGGTTCTTTTGTGGACTCACCACCAGCTTTTAATGAAACACCTAATAGTGAACCATCATTAAAGAAGATAACAATATCAGCAGGTGAATTAGCTGGAACACCTACTGGTTTTGCACGATATGTCCAATATACCGTATCTATTTTCTTATTATTGTTTGTATCTTTTAAATATTTTCTAATCGCCATTGCGTTAGTCATCTTCACACTATACAAAGAGGACTCTGGCATTTGTTCGATAAAATCTAAACCAGCCTTTAAGTCATTCTGTGTGACATAAGGTGGTTGTAACTTACTAGATAATCCTATAATTTTTTCATATAGTTTATCTATATTTGTTTCTGTAATGCCATTTAAAAATGCAAGGCAAGGTACAAGTTCTGTAATTGTGGAGTTTAAAGTGGTCTCTGTCATACCACCAGACATTGGTTTGTAAACTATTCGTACTGTTGTGCCGTCAATAGTTGTTTCGGTAATGTCTTCACTAGATAAAGATGTTTTCTTTTCTGTAACAGGTAGTTTTAGTGTTTTAAAATGATTGCCAAAATGTTTTCTAGCAGTAGGTCTACTAGCTGCTCTAGCAAAAAACACATCTGCACTTAATGTAGATTTCTTTTTTTCATAAGATATCTTAGCACCAGCTTTGGCAGCTGCTTGTTCTACAAGTTTATACTGTGTTTTAGTAAGTAACATTTATCTCTCCTATACATATTTATAACACACCTAGGAAAGATGGCAACTAGTAATTCCAGAGCATCTTAGGAATACCACCATTAGGCAACCAAACTTTCTCTTTATTATGAAAGTCTGCAAGTTTCTTAGCGTCTTCTTCAAAAAAATATTTAGCAACAATATTGTTTGTCGGCTCCTCTCGGACACCCCATAAAATCTTCTTGCCTTCTTTAATCATCTCAGTAGTATAACTCACAGTTTTTAAATCCTCCGGTGGTCGTTTATCGCCTTTATGAAATCTTACTTTTTGTTTTTTTCTAGTTCTTACCATATCCAACTTATAAATGAGTAACGAATACCTTTAGTTACTGGTTTTACGACATGTGGATAAATGAAATTACTAGGAAAAATTAGAATATCACCTTTTGAAAACTCTCTTTGTTTGTCTATCATAAAGAATTCTCCACCCTCAAAATCATCATTAAGTAAACCTAACACACTTAGTATAGGAACACCTTTTCTTTCACCATCAAACATAGAATGTATGTGGTCACAATGAAGAGCCATCTCTTTACTCTCTTCATACTTATTAAATCTTACATGTGAGTAACCTTGATACTCACTAAACCAAGGCATATTTAAATCTTTAACATATTGGCTTGCTGTGTCATCAACAATTTTGTTTAGTTGATTTTTAGTTGGTACATTATCCCAACTCATAGATAATTCTTTATCTTCATCTCTAGGTTTAGTTTCACCTGTTGTTGCATTATAAAAATTATGTTTCTGAAAATTTATAGTACCCATGGCATGTACCGTATGTTCACATAGACTTTCAGATACAGCACCTTTATATAATTTGGCGTATTGTTGCATTATACTTTAAAATCGCTAAACTTATCGTAAGCGTCCTCTTTCTTTTTAAAAGGTTGATTGGTTTGATTAGCGTCAACAATATCTTGTGCTGTTTGTTCTACATCATACAACCTCATTTTACTACGGTCAACACCCACAATGAATGCTCTGTTCGTACTAGGGTCATTATATCTGTTTTTCAACTGTTTGATTTTAATTTGACCTAGTTGTTCTAGTTCGTCATTTGAAATCAAAGCGAACATAAAGTCTGCCGTAGCAGGCAGACCAAAACTTTCTGAAGTATCTTCAAGACCAATATCTGTACTGACAAAACCAGTTCTTGTGGTTTGTGTTGCACTAAAGATTGGTACATCAAACTCTACAGCAAGACCTCTAAGTTCTTCTGCAATTGCTTTTACATAGAAGTATGATGATATATTACCACCTTTAAATCTACTTGAAGAACAAATGTTTAGATAGTCAATAAAGATTGCATCTGGTTTAAAACTCTTCTTCAATGATAACTCATTCAACAATGCTCTAAAGTGACCACTATGAGCAGAAGCTGTTGGATATTCTTTGATGATAAGTTTACCTTTTGTCTTAGCTTGTATCTTATCCATCTTGTTATCATACAAATCTTTTGGCATGACATGTAAATCTTCCATAGATACATCAAGTAAGTTTGCATCAATTCTTTCTGCAATTCTTTCCTCTGCCATCTCTAATGTGATATACAATACATTCATACCTTGTGTCAAATAAGATGATGCTACATGACACATGAATAGTGATTTACCAACGCCTGTGCCTGCAAGAGCAATGTTCAAAGTTTTACTTGGAACACCACCTTTTGTAATTCTATTCATGTAATCAAGGTCGAATTGAAATCTTTTCTCTTTAGTATGGTACCAATCAAATCTGGATTTTGCATCTTCAATATAGTCATGGCCAACATGATTGTCAAACGACACGGCCAATGCATCTGATAAGATACTTGGTATTGCCTCTGGCGTCATCGCCTTGTCTTTGCCATCCAAGATTTTAATACCAGACAATACAGCATTATGTACAGCACGGTCTTTACAAAACTTTTCAGTAGTATCAATCAACCACTGTTCATCACTCTTCTCATCTGATAAACCTACAACATATTCTTTTATTGCTGTATGTTCTTCTTCATTAATATCTTTACGAGTATTAAGTTCAATTAAGATAGTTTCTTTTGTAGGAAGATTATTGTACTTATCAATAAACTTATACACTTCTTCAAATAGTAACTGTTCAGTTCTTGTATTGAAGTAATCCTTTTTAATAAAAGGTAATACTTTTCTAGTGTAATCTTCTCTGAAAAAGAGATTGCTCAGTATTGTGGTTTCTATTCTATTCAATTATTGCCGTCCCATTCTTTAGTTGTTCATCAAGTAATTCTACCAATATATCACCTATATAATTTATAAATTCTTGATTATCAAGCAGGTCTAAATCTCTTGGATTTTTTACTACTGTATAATCAAATGTCAAAGGTAATTTACCCTCAGCATCTTCTTCCACTTTTGGTGGTATGCCAACCTTACCATATTTGTAAATGGTATCGGCAAATGGTCCTTCGGTCAACTTAATACAAGTATGGTCTTCGCCCTCTTTTTGAGCAAAGACATATCTTCTATTCGTCTTCGTCAGAGCCGTAGCTGAATTTTCTTTTTGTGTACTCATCAATTTGGTCTAATACCTCTTTTGTAAAATATGTTTCAGGATTATCATTGATTGTTTTACCAAATTGTTTTGTACCATCTGGCAATTCAATTCTTGTTGATACTTTCTTAAAGATACCAGCCTCTTCTGCAAGTTCTAACAAACCATAGTGTCTATCTAAACCATGTTTGTATGATAATCTTACATCAATTTGTGCGTTCTCTTTAGTTATTCTGGACTTATAATTTTTACAATGTATAATATTACCTACTACTTCTGTACCCTCTTTTTCTTTTCGTTTACCTAAGTAGATGATTGATGAAGCAGCGTACTTCAAACCTGAACCGCCACCCATTTCTTTTTGTGGGAACATAGAACCAATAACATCATATGTGTGATTGGTCATAATCATAGGAACACCTGCTTGACCTAGTTTCAGTGTCAATACTCTAAATGTTGACTTTACAATCTGACTTCTAGTCATATCTCTAGTTTCTTTACCAGCGGCTGTATCATCCATTTCTTTTGTAGTCGATAACATACCTAAACTATCTAAGACAAACATTATAGGTTTTCTCTCAGACTTATCTTGAGCAATATATTTGTCTAATACTGACAATGATTGTGTTCTAAATTCTTGTACTGTTGATACAGGCATTACAACTAATCGTTTACTATCAATGCCTCTACTTTCAACCATAGATTTTGATACTGCACTTTCACTTTCAAAGTAGATAACACCAGCATCTGGATCCTTATCTAAGAAAGCCTTTACAATACCTAATGCGAAAAAGGTTTTACCTGTCGCAGCTTCACCGGCGATTGCCGTAATTCTACTATCTGGTAGTCCACCATAAATTGAACCACTTAGTAAGGCATTAAATGAATATGAACCTGTGTCAATGAAATTATCTACATCACCACCTGTGCCGTCACTTGCTAGTGAGGCATACTCATTGCCTGTTTGTTTGATTATATCTTTTAAAAAATCACTCATCATTTCTCCTTAGTTTCATATAATATACCATAGTTTAGTATGAATGGCAAGCTTACCTGATAATATCAATTTCAGCATCTTTTGTCCATATTTCTAAATCATTTCTGATACGGTTTTCTTCTTTTAATTTGTTGTATCTTTTGGTGGCTATTTTCTTCCACCATTCTACAACTCCAGGTACGGTATATCTATCATAGTTATCTGCTTTGACAATCTTATCTGTCTTACCATTTATAATATCTATATAGTTTTCTATACCATAATTACTTGTGTAATATCTTTTTTGTTCGGTCAAATTCTTTGCATTTGCAATGGTAGTTTTAAACTTTTCTAGTTCATCACCATCAAGGGCTTTCTTTACAAGACCAATAATACCAGTGGTCATTTTAAGTTTACGACTTGATGCATCTACTTTTACTAGTTGACCTTTACCAATAATATTTTCAACATACTCTACCATATCTAGGTATGGTTTACCATGCATCATAGGAATAAAATCTGACATAGTATTACCTTTGTATCTTAGAAATGGTTTCATTCCGTCATACATCGAAGCACCTTTTGTTTTCCCATATAAAGATGTGGTTTCAAATAGTACCAGGTTCATACCATACTTTTCATTCAACTTTTCCCTAACATAGTGTGAACAACAGATGCCAGCCAATAACTTACCACCGAGATAATTATAACCAAAGGGCTGACAAGGCACAATAACAAAACCCATAATGGCTGTTTTGTTAAAAACAGTGAGATTAGGGACATTACCCAAGAGGTCATTCCTAGGTTTACAATTAATAACAGGACTACCAAAACGGATAAAGCCCAAAAACTTATTAGTAATCTTATCTTTGACGGCAAGTTTCAATGCCTTTCCTGGAATAGATACCATATTACTATGGGAAGAAATCATATTTATGCAACTGTCCCATGTGTGATTATCTAGTTCAACAATTTCAATGTCCATGTCTTGTGGTGATATGGTAAAATCATCAAACATATCACTATCAAACCCCATACCAGGAAGAGAAGTCGGTAGACTTTCAATCTGAGCCATTTTCTGGTCACGCATGTATTGGTCTATTCTGTCAAACTGACCAAAGTAGTCATTAAATATATTAGCACAATGTAGTGCTTGTTCTCTACTTAGGGTCTTCATTGTTCCACATCCATAATAAAATTGCCATCAATAATAAGGGTATTATACTATATAATATTGCTAATGGCAAGCCAAAACTATCCAAAGAATGCCTCCAGGTTGGCAGTTGGTTCTGCTTTCCAGTTTATTGCGTCTAATATAAATCGCATAGGGTCAAGAAAGGTCTTGTCAAACATCATATTGTAATCAACATACTCTTGTAATCTAAACTCTTCTGGTAATGTGGTCACATAACTAATCACATCAAACTTGAATGGATTGGCAGGTATTAATTTAATAAATTTAATCTTATCGCCTTCTTGTACAAGAGGATATTTGTTCTGCAATCCTAGTTCTTCAATCTTATGATTATATATCAATGCACCTTTCACATGGATTGGTGTACCTTTAACAAAGATGTTACTTGCATCACGATATTTTCTAAGATTGTTACAAGACCTTGGAAACGATACGGCTTCTGCTGGTAACTTCATAAATTCTTTTCTAAAATCTGAAATGTGTTTATGTAAGTCATGTTCTTCTTTGCCCATAATTACAGTAATCGCTTCTTTAATTTTACCACGACACACCTGAGGTGTACTAGACTTGACTGCTTCAATCCCCATAAGTTTCAACTTAGGGTTAGCAAGTCTTACGCCCTCTTCGTCTAGTACATTCAGCATGTATCTTTTCTTGGCAATCCAAATACCTTTGTTGGCGATAACTTCTCGTTTCATCACCATTGCATTTTTAAATGCGTTAGAATAATCTGCTAGTTCAGTAAACCACTTTTCGATTTCTGGTTCAAACTTCTGTTCACAAACCTTGTTTAGAAAATCTACAATCTGGTCATCCGTTTTACCTTGGCATGTTGCATCAACTAATTTATCAAGTCGAACATAGATACTATCTGTATCTGAAGCAACAACATAATCTTCATTATCAGTTTTTAATATATTGTTTAGATATTTATTCATGTGGTTTTCAACAAAACGAATGATAAACTGACCAGCAGTTGTGATACCAGCGGCCTGTCGTACATCATAATATCTAAAGTATTGATTACCAACTGCACCATAAGCTGAGTTCAAGGCAATCTTTCTTGCCCATTGAATATTATGGCATCGAGCAATCTCTCTTTTAAGTGTGACATCACCAGTTTTTTCGAATTCAATCTTTGCCTTAATCATTCGTTTCTTGTAAATCACTCGTTCTTTGTACATCTTCTCCATCATCTCAGATAGAAAACCTTGACTATCTCGTTTGAACATTGCACCGTTTGGTGTCATGGTCAAATCATTCTCTTTAAGAAAATCTAAATCAAGTTTTTTGTGAAGCATCTTTTCAACACCAGGAATGGTATCGTGAGAACCATATAGTTTTTCTGGTGAGATATTGTATTGAATAAGAATATGTGGATATAGAGAGTTGATATCAAATGAAACCATCCACTTGTGTTGACCAGGTATAGGGTCTTTTACATATGCACCCTCATACTTGGAATCCTTTGTGTGTTCTTCTCTAGGTGGTACACATATCTTTCTCTCCATCAAATAGTTTGCAATCAAGGTATCCCACACTCTAACTTGTGAGAATATATCATCATAGTTTACCTTACTTTCATATGCAACAGTAAGTGACAGGTCAATAAGACCAAGTTTATCTTCTAGTTTATCAACAATCTCAACATCTTGTATGTTGTAATCGACAAACTTTTGAAAGTCTTTCTCATAAAATTCTTTGAATGTGCCGTAAGGGTTTTCATTCTTTGGTTGTTTTAGTTCTAGTTCGCCAATGAAATCTAGTTTGTAACTCTCTTGCCTTGTTGGTATAAACCACTTGTACAAGTCAAGGTAATCTAGTACAGCAACACCTTTGATATCATATACAGTTTGTACACGACCTTGTGTTCTGACTTCTTTTGCTTCTGCAATATTCCAAGGTGACATTTTGTTTGCCACTTCACTACCTGCAATTGCTTTAATTCTGTTCATCAAGTATGGCATGTCAAAGAATTTACAATTCCAACCAGTGACAACATCTGGATAGTTTTTAATCCAGAATTTCATAAACTGAAATATTAATTCTTTCTCATGTTTACAATAAACATAAGTTACATCTGGTCTATCGTTCTTGTATTCGCCGATACCCCATGTAATGATTTGTTTGTTAGATTGATTTTTTACTGTAAGACAAATAATTGTTTCTTGTGGATTTTCTACATCAGGAAAACCTGCTTCACAAGTTGTTTCAATATCAACTGTGAAAATCTTAATCAAATCTTTTGACCACTCAATATCTTTAGGATATTCTTGACCAATATACTGATAGTGATATCTTTCTAAACCATAAACAGGCGACCTCATCTCGGTCATCTCTTTACGAAAACGCCTAGCATCAAAGATATTATCTAAAGTAAAAGGTTTTAGGTTTTGACCTTGTAGATTTTTGTATGGTGATTTTTCATTAGTAAGAGAATAATGAGTTGGCATAAAATCCATTCTCTGTTTATAATCTTTACCATTCTTAATACCTCGTACAAGAAGTTTACCACGGTGTTCTATAACATTTTTATAAAAGTTCATCATTCCTCAACATAACAACTAGACCATTATGGTCTTTATTTAATTCAATTTGACAGGCCAACCTGCTTACACCTGGCTTGTAACCTTTCTTATATTCCAATAAGTCGATTTCAGGAGTATTATAATCTATTTTACCAAGTTTGTCAAGCCACATATCTCCAATATAAACATGACAAGTACCACACGAGCAAGTACCACCACAAGTTGCTGGTATTTCTTCAATGGGAGGATCCGAGTGAAATTTAGCGGCCTCCATGAGTGTCGTTCCTTCTGGTACTTTAACTTTCTGGACATAAGTAACTTCCCCCACTTCTCTGTGAAAGAAAATGGTTATCATACCTTCGGCAGTTTTGCTTCAGTTATAAGTTTTGATTGTGATGGTGTTGCTTTGATAAGACCTGAAGTATTTTCAGCATAGTTATCTGCAATATCTTTTTTAGGATTAATCATAGTAATAACTTTATCTTTATCTACTGTGATTTCGGCATCATCTGTATATGGTTGCCATGGTGACAACATCAATTGTACAGGTTGTCCTGGTGCCTGTTGTCTTGGTATCAATACGAAAGACTTTTTAACCTTAACTTCGGTATCCGTCACTTCGATATCACCAATTACATCTTCGCCTGTTGCCAAACGAATTATCTTAATATTCTTCATACTCACTCCTTCATTATTTAAACATTATAACACAACTGACCTAATTTGGCAAGCTGTATTTCGTTGTTATTACATATTTTCTTTGTGGGTTTACCATGACATTTAATGTATTCATAAATGCACGGTCAAGAAGAATAGGAGACCTATCTTCTCTATCATCAATGGTAAATTCTACATCTTTGTAAAAACCACCAGCGAATTCTACATCTAGTTTTACGACATATCGGTCTTCATCATAATCTCTTAGGCCACCAACTTTGATTTCTTCTTTACGAACAATATCAGAAGTTATTGTTTTGCCGAGAAGAGACCATCTAATTTGTCTACCAGATACCGAAAACTTATCACTATGTATGACAGGCATGCCTGAATTACCAGTGTCAAACTTAGCAACAATTTCTCCAAAAGGTTTGATTGTGACCACTTCTTTGTAGCCACACTCCGTTGGAGTAGTATATCTATTTCTTTTATCAGCAAAATGCTGGATAACCTCACGAGATATGTTCTGATTACTCGCATCTTCAATTCCCTCAGTTCCAGGTGATGAGTTCACCTCTAGCATAAATGGCGGTTCTTTATCTCTATTCTTACTAGGTATAAAATCAACTGCCGACCATGTCCCGTTTACTGCTTTAGCAGCTCTAAGACTTTCTTCTATTTCTAATTCTGTTAATTCAATGTTTTCTGGTTCTGAACCTTGTGATACATTTGACCTGAAATCTCCTTCAATAACTGGTCGTTTCATAGCTGCAATAACTTTACCACCTAATACATGTACCCTAACATCATAGTCTGTTTTAATATATTGTTGTGCCAATAAATCTGCGTCTTCATCTTGTTTGTGTATTAGTTGTACAATACTGTCTAATGACTTAGCACTTTCAACAAACAATACACCGACACCTTTACTACCTCTTAAAGTTTTTAAGATAAGAGGAAATTTAAGACCAGCATTCTCTACTTGTTCTACTGATTTTTCGGGGTCGTTTATTAAAAAGGTTTTTGGTTCTGTTAAACCATAATCTGCAAGTCTTAATGAAGTTCTATACTTGTCAGCACAAATTGAAATACACTGTCTATTATTAACTAGACAAACTTCTTCTTTTTCTAAAATAGAAACAAAGTCCATCCAACTATCTTTTCTGGTAATACTACCACGAATAATAGCAACAGTTCTCTTGTCGATTTCAAAACCTTTTTTATCGTCTTGATTATGAAATCTACGAACACCGTCTTCTAGCGTTGTGTAACCACCAGTAAGTTTAAACAAGTAGTGTGGATATTTTAGTTTATCACACTCTTCTTGTAGTCTATCAGCTGTATGAAAAGTCTTCGCCTCTTCAGGTTCATCTGTTACGATGAGTAATCTTAGAAAAGGTTGTTCTTTTTTTGCTTCTGATAAAAAATCTTTAAACTTTGGTACTAACATTTCCGCCATCAGTTCCTTCAATCTTTTTGCCTATGTTATATTTAGCAGTCAAGTTCCATTCATTTTTTTCTTTAAATGGTAATACTTTAATTTGGCTTAGTGGTGCTTTTTCTTCTACTTTTTTAGTATCAACAATTGCAACTAATGACCAATCTTGTAGTAATAATGCAATAGTGTTTCTTCGTTGAATATCGTTTTCAACTAAAGTAGATTTTTTACCATCTAAGGCAAACAACTCTTTGAAGTGTGTAATGTAATACTTGCCTTGCTTGTGTAAAATATGGCATGATTGGTATAATGTTTTGTCTTTACGACTAGCAACACCAATCCTTGTTAATGTTTCTCTGATTTTTAAAAAATCATCTGGTTGTGAGATAGTGACCTCTAACATATCACTAGCCGACCAACTTATAATTTCTTCGCTCATTTTCTTTTTCTCCCACCCTTAGAAAGGTTTATTCTTATACTTTCAATTTGGTCGTTAGACAATAGGTTGAGAGCTTCTTTTGCTTTTGTGTTACTGTAACCATAATACTCTTTCACTATATCCATGTCCTTTAGTTTGGCTTGTGATAACCACTTGCCACCAAATCGCTTCTTCTTTCGGATACTATTTATAAGATAATGAAATTGCATTGTTTTTGGTAAGAAATGATAACCATTCATTTCATTAGCATTCATCACGGTATCATAATGCATAGATACACACTTGTTAATAATGAATGGTGCATACTTCTTAGTCCATTCGGTGTCTTCACTATCAAGTAAAGGTTCTTTACTGTAGTTGATAGAGTTTAGGTAATCTTTCAATTCATACATAATATTTAATCTCTTTCGGTTTGAAAGGCAATTTAGTCAATACAAAATTTACAACATCTTCTAGTTCATCATCTCTTATATTATATAGTTCTTGTTGATTTTGTGTTAACTGTATTCGTCTGCCTTTGTATAATTTTTTTACAATACCTTCCGCTTCATATGTTTCTAATGTTGAAGATAATACAATCTCTACATAACATCTGAAATCATTTCCTGGTTGGTTTCTACTTCGCATTACGGCACTAAGAAATTTGGCCTGACCGATTTTTAATTCACCTCTTGCAAGTACACCTGTTTCAAAATCTTTAATGTGTGACCTGCCAAAGTATAATACAAATCGTTCTTGACCAGCTTCTTCATAACCAGTGCCGTCTTTGGTCTTTTGAGTTCTATGGCCTTCATCTAGTCTATCTTTACAATAGTCTAGGTAACCAATGCCCTTTACCATTACACCCTCTATTTAAAATTACAGTTTGCCATAATCTCGGTAAGACATGCAACCATATTGATTTCTTGGTCAGCAACAAAGGCTGCTTTGTATTGATAACCTGCAATAATTAATACTGCTTGAGGTACTGATTTTTTTTCAAGTGCCTCGTATAGATTATTATAGATTGTAGAAAATAAAGATGATGGTTCTTTATCTAAGTTATTGATAACCCACTTTCGCATATCATTAAACTTTTTGTCTTTTAAACTAGACATAAGTTCTTTGGTATTACTTTCAGATAAATTAAACAATACACCAGTGTCAATCTCACCTCGTACAGAATATCTTTGAAGTTCATTGATAGTTCTACGGAAGTCTGGATAATGTTTTTGTATTAGTTCTGCAAGAACCTTTGGGTCAAACTTAATCTGTTCATCTTTAAGAATACCAGATAGTCTAGTCATAAATGCCTTGGCAGTTTTAACCTTTTGACCATTCTTAATTGCAAAATCAATAACAGTACAACGACTATGTAAAGCAGGTATAATCTTCATCTTATAGTTACAAGTAAATATAAATCTACAGTTCTTGTAAAATGTTTCAATGAAGTTACGCAAGGCAGGTTGAACGGACTCGGCATTCATATAGTCTGCCTCATCTACAATCACCACTTTATGGTTTGATTGTTCTGTTAATGATACTGTAGAGGCAAAGTTTTTAATCTTGTGCCTTAATGTATCAATCTGTCGGCCTTCATCTGAACCATTGATGATGATATAATCAGCACCCATTTCTTCACATAAAGCACGAGCAACAGTAGTCTTACCTGTACCGGCAGAACCACTTAATAACAGATTTGGTATTTCGCCTTGTTTAAGAAACTCTGAAAATGTTTCTTTTAGACTTTCTGTAAGGATACAATCCTTAATTTTTCGTGGCCGATATTTCTCGACCCACAAATACTCTTCTGACATAATATACTCCTCAATTGTTTCATAATTTAAAATTCACTATCAGGTTCAACAGCAATCCAATATTGTACTTTTTGGTTTCTGTTTACAAAGTGTGAAATCTTCGCTTGAGAAATCGCCACATCATAGTCGCCCATAATCATTTTAAGGTTTTCAGTTTTGAAATATGCCTTAAAAGTTTTGTCTGATTGACCTACTTCAATTGAATAATCATTTGAAGATGGAGTTTTTTTGTCTAATGCAACCAACTTGATTGTACTACCATCGCCTTCAACGGCCACATCTGGTAGACCAAGTGTGTTAACACCTTTCATAAGTTTAGTAAACATCTCTTTGGTAAGTTGGAATGTTACAAACTTATCTGGCATTGTAATAGGCTTTGTTGGCGCCACTACAACTGATTTATCTGCAAAATAATATTTGATTGATTGCTTACCATTAGCATCTTTAATAGTCAGTTTTTGACCACCATTAAAGTTCAAACTTGCTTTGTCAAACAAGTCAACTGCTCGTAAGAATTCAGGCAAATCATAGATTGCAAATTCTTGTTCAAACTTCTCACCGATTTCAGCTTCTGCCAAAATATTTTTAAGTGTAGAGATAGTTTGAATTTTGTTACCAGGACTAACAACGATACCTTGGTTGATATCAGAAAAGTTCTTTAGAACGGCAACTGTTTCACTACTTATATTCATAATATATTTCTCCTTTAAAAAATTAATTATATATCATATCTCATCAAATGGCAAGTCCAAGATGCTTAGCCACATTTTCTGGAGATGTTTCACCATATGGGTCATTTTCACCACTATCTTTAGGTTCAATAAACCATTTCTCAATTACATTATCATTTACGATACATGCATAACGCCATGACCGATTACCAAAACACACATCGGATTTATCTGTTATCATACCCATACCATTGGTAAACTCACCATTGCCATCAGGTATTACTTTAACATTTTTTATGCCTAAGTGTTTTGCCCAAGCGTTCATAACGAAACTGTCATTAACAGATACTACATAGATTTCATCTATACCAGCATCTTTAAATTTTTGATAGTTCTCTTCAAAACCTGGTAGTTGATATGTACTACAAGTAGGAGTAAATGCTCCAGGTAATGAGAATAAAATTACTTTTTTACCACCAAACAATTCAGTTGATGATAGGCCAACATACTCACCACCAATAGGGCAACCACCTTCTTCTGGTTGTTCATCACCTACACGGCATTGGAAAGTTACATCGGGTATTCTTTTTGGTATCATTCTATATCCTTCATAATTAAATATTGGAGCGAGTAGGGAATTTCGCAATCCCGACCTCTTCGTTGGCAACGAAGCGCTCTACTTCTGAGCTATACTCGCATAAATTTGGAGCGGAGTGATTGTACTGCCCAATCTTCTCTTGGTTGGAAACCAAGTGTGTTACTTTTATACTAACTCCGCATTTGTTCATTGTTTACAATAATACACTAAAGGCGTCCTAATGTCAAGCCTAGGACGCCAATAGCCTAATTATTATTTAATGTTGATAGTTCTAGCTTTCTTATGGTCTGGAACAATCTTCTCTAAAGATACTTTTAAAAGACCATCTTTTAATTCAGCACCTTTAACTTCGATATCATCAGCAACTGTAAATGATTTAGAGAAGCTTCTCTTAGCAATGCCTTGATGTAATACACCATCATTGTCTTCCACTTCTTTTTCTTCTTTACTTTTTACTGATTGGATTTTAAGAATATTATCCTCAAAATCTACTGAGATATCCTTTTTACCATAGCCAGCTAACGCCACTTCAATATCATATGTTAAAGAACCTGTCTTTACGATATTGTATGGTGGGTAGTTATTGGCTGTTAGACTAGGTAGATGATTAGTCATGTGGTCGAAATGTTCAAACATATCGTCAAACCCCACGGTAAACGGTCTTAGTCCTGTAAAAATTGAATGAATTGCTTTGTGATTTGTCATATTAATCTCCTTTGTTAAGCAAGTTTATATTCGACACCTCTAATGAGCATGTCATAGTTATTTATATAATCATTATCTATCATATTTCAAGTGGTAGTTTTTTGTATATTAGAGGCTATAAAAAACTACCAAAATCGAGCCGCAGCTTAAGTTTGTTCAGAGTTAAAACCAGGCGCAAATGCCAAAACACTCATTCAGGTTAACGCTAGCGCCCCTGAATTCTGGTGGGCTGAGGTAGGTCTCACCCTCATTATACTAACTTATCTTACTAAGCCTATCACCGTAGTGCTACGAAGACCAATGAGCCCGAATTAGGTGGGGGTTTTGTTATCACAGACCCCCAAACTGTGGACTATTAGGTATTAAAACTCTGGCGTCACCCCTTCCTCGCAGTAGGTCTTACGATTTGCCTACTCCCCTATTTATCATTCTAGGCACAGGCGAGGGAAACTCTAGTTATCGCATCTGCTCTAACTTTTTCATCTTCTTTTTATAATTCTTTATACCAGCCTTTTTAGCTTCACGCTTGATTTCACTAGGCTTCATATAGTGCTGACGGTCTCTAAGTTCTTTGAGAAGGCCTGACTTTTGTACTTTTTTCTTAAGCACTCTTAATGCCTTTTCTAAGTTACCGTTTCTTACTTCAACATATACCATGTTGTCCTTTCCGTTAAATTGAGTAGTGTTATTTATAATAAGGTTGGTGGGGGACACTACTCCCCCACCAGGACACTACTATGTTTTGATGATATTAGATAACATCGTTGTCATCTGAGGCATCATCGTCCTCATCCACTTGTGAAGATATATCAGCCTGTCTAGCCTCTTCGCTTATCTGCTCAGCAGTAGCGCCAGCATCGACTTTACTGTATAACTCCATAAATGAATTCTTAGTGTCATCATCGAACCTGTTTACACACACTTCAATAGCTTTCATTTTGTTCGCTTTGAAAATGTTGTAAGCCTGTACAATGTGTACTAGTCTTCTAGTTGAAATAATCTCATCGACACCACCATCAAAGTAGGTCTTTCTGATTACATCAGCCCATGTTACTAGTTTCTGACAAAACTCTTTATCAACCTTACCGAATGTACCCATAGTATTAACTAGGATTTTCTCTTCTACTTTAGCAGAAGGATAAGATTGTTCAAATGTAATTGGAAATCTTTCTAAGAAAGCTTCGTTAAGTACATTTGTACCGATGAATTTACCGTCATCACTACCTTGACCTTTTGTATTGGCAGTAGCAACAACTGTGAAACCATCAACTGGTTTTACAAACTTGTTAATCTTTTTAACATAGACACCGGATCCTTCTAAGATAGGTTGTAAACACATAATCTTATTAGACGCCAAGTCAATCTCATCGAGTAGAAGCACAGCGCCTCTCTCCATGGCTTCGATTACAGGACCATTCTGCCAAACAGTTTGACCATCTTTAAGTCTGTAACCACCAAGCAAATCATCTTCATCGGTTTCGATAGTGATGTTCACTCTGATTAATTCTCTTCTGTTCTCAGCACATGCTTGAGTAACACCAAAAGTTTTACCGTTACCAGAAAGACCAGTAATAAAAACAGGATAGAAAATCTTGCTTTTGATAATAGACTTTAAATCTGGATAGTTACCAAACGAAACGAATGTACTATCTTTTTGTGGTACGATATTACCAACTAGACTAGAAACAACATAAGCTGCTTCAGTATTTGAGGTTTGAGGTGCCAACACCTTTTCTGTAGGTGTAACTTTTGCTGTAGATACAGCGTTTTCGTTTTCAGTAGGCAATTTGAATAAAGACTTACCAACTTTATAGTCAGCATTCTTAATCAACCATTGTGGTGCATACTTGCAACCAAAATGTGAATTAGCTTCTTTAAGTTGAGCAGTAGTCAACTCATTAGTGCCGAAAGTTTTTAGAGCGTAATCGACAAACTCTTTTTGTTTCAAGTTTAACATAGTGTATGTGTCCTTTTGTTAGTTAATAATATAAAATGTTTCTTTTCTCACTTTACGGTACCATCCTACAGGTACTTTTATCAAATGGCAAGCGTTATTTTCACTTTTTTTAAAGTTTTTTTTCGTTGCCTGGTCTAGGTTTTGGACTAGAGGGTGCGACATTTACGCCACCTCCTTGATAAATTTGTTTAGAACAACTCTGGAAACCAATCTTGATTGCATTGATTTACCAAATAGTCTTTTGAATTCTGAAGGAGTTGCCTTTTTAATTTCTGCATCATCGAAACTAAAGTTCTCAACATTCATTTTTTTGCCATCAAGTAAGAAGTATTTACTGTAACCACTTTTATTGATAGCAATTGCCTTATCTCTGGTCATTTCTTTTCTAAGTTTGTTGTATTCTTTTTCTCTTTGTAACCAATCACCCTCACAATACTGTTCAATATCCCATCTTCTAACTCTTTTAAGAATATAGAAACCAACATTGTTAGATTGATTTTTTACTTGAATAAGTTTTAACAGTTTACTAGTTAAAGTTTCATCAGTTAGTACAATCTTTTTCTTACCATGATTGATAACTTTTACACCATCATAACCAACATACTTTCTGTTTTCAATCTGACCATAGTCATCTAACATACCAGTTGATTTGATATAACCTCTGAAGCAGTTAGCACCACCATCGGTCAAGGTAATAAATGTCAACTTCTCAATATTGTATTTTTGTTTAAACAATGGTATCAACTTGTCCATATATACAAGCGCTTCATTCAATGGTGTATTACCAAGGTACAATGAAGAAGGACAACCAAAGCTGTCGTATCTGTACATCTGAGCCTTTTCATTCCAGTTTTTAGTGTAAGTATAGTTGTGAGTAAAGTATTTACCAAAGTGGTACATATACATACATGCTTGTTCAAATTCTTGTTTTTTCATTCTGTGACTAAAACAGTTTACAAGATTGAAGTCATCAAACATCCAATCACCGTCTTTATAATTAAAAGACTTTTTAGCTTTTTCTTTTCTTTCAGAAGTAAAGAAGTAAACTTCAAAAGGTATGTTTACTTTTCTACAAAACTCAACAAGGTTTAGCAACTGTTCAACTGTATTACCAAGTGTATCAGACATGGATCCAGACCAATCTAATAACATAATCATACCATGGTTTTTACCGTCAGGTATAATTGTCAATCTTTTAAAGATATCATCTGAAAATTTGTAGTCTTTAAGTTTTAATGGGTCAAGGACACCAGTTTTATCTTGCGATGCTCTCTTGTAAGCAGTAGCAGATTTTTTCATCTCAAATTCTTTTACAAGATACATAACAGTTTTCTTGTTATCATTCTGAAATTTTTTGTATTCTGCTTTTAAGAATGTCATATACTTGGCATCTTTGTAAGAATAACCAGCCAAGTGAGTTCTTTGTTTCTGTATCAGTTTAAAGTATTCTTTGTAAGAAATAATACTATCAAGGTTTGCATCAGGCATATTAGCATAGTGATATGTTGAAGCGCCTTTGTCTAGTAACTGACTTTTTGCTCTCTCAAAGGCATCATCTGTAATTGCTCTAAGAGCTGGTAATTCTTTACTACCATCAGAACCTTTAGCAAAAGCTTTTGGTGTGTCATCATCATCTTCGACATCATCATCACCAGTTTTGTTAGAAGCGCTAGAAGATTTACTTTTTTCTTCTGATTTCTCTTCACTGTCAGGTTGATTGTTGTCATGGTCACCAAAGTTATTGAAATCATTTTTTTCATCGGCATCATTATCGTCACCGTCAGCACCTGAACCATCTTGGTCATTCTCATCATCAAAATCGTCTTCATCTGATAAGTCATAATTTTGTGCAATCTCTAAGTCATCGAAATTAGGTAACTTTTGCATCTGGTCAATTTGTTCTTTCTGCCATGCCAACATTTCATTAGCAAGTTTAAGAACATCATCAAAGGTAACAAGAGCATCAACTTTAGATAACCATTCATTGTCTTGGTCATTGAAGTCAAAAGGCAATCTGTTTAGAGATTTAGACCTTAGATTAATCTTGTCAATAATCATAAGGTCAGTATTAATATTTTTACCTTTAAGACCAAAGAAATTCTTTTTTTCAAGGATTTCAAAACCATTCATATAGTTTTTCACAACACCAGGATACTTAGCTTGAATTAACTTATCAATTCTAGTATCTTCTAACACATTTACATAAGACCTCAACTCAGAAGAACCAATGCCTTCCCACTCTTCATATGGAGTCCAAAGGGCATGAGAACATTCGTGAGCAATTAACATATCATAGACATCACCTTTTTGCTCTTCGAAAATAGGCAATGTTAATACTCTGTTCTTTACATCGAAAGAAGCAGTAGCAACTTTGTTATGTTGGATTGTAATATTCTCAGTAGCAAGTAATTTTGCTAGATTTGATTTGACTTCTAAATTGATAGTGTTTTTTTTCATAGTGTTTGTGTCCTTTTTCATCTTATGTGTCCATCCTACAGGTACTTTATCCAAATGGCAAGCGTTTATTCGCTTTTTTTTGAATTATTTTTTGTTACCTGGTAACGGTTTCCGACTATCTACGAAAAAAAGTTATAAAAAGTACAGCTTGTCGCAGCTATTTTCTATGAATATCGTCTTCTGAGCAGTCGGATCCGTATTGAATTTCTAAGATTTTAAGTGGTACATGTTCTTCATTGGTCAACT